TGTTGGCATACCAGGGCAATTAGTCCATTTTTCAGCTGCTGATGGGCTAAGTTTGGCGTGCTTCATGTGATACCCTTGCTTCTTCCTCTGCTCTTATGATTTCGTCAATATCATATAAAATTTTACCGTTAAGGTTTAGATAGTCTGGCCCAATCTTCTTTGCGCGCCATCCCTCTATCGTTCTTGGAGATCTACTCCACCTTTGAGCGAGTTGTTTAGTATCAAGAAAAGTTTTTTCTTTTTCCATTTAATCTCCCTTTTTGTTTTGATTTGTTATAATATATATGTAAATGTACTTGAATACAACAGTTAATTTAAAAAAAGGAGTAAAAATATGTCGATAGACGATATAAAAAAAGAAGAATGGGATCGAGTTCGTAAAGAAGGACAGGATAATGTAACTGACATAAAACCAGATATGGTTAATAAACCAGCACATTACCAAGGAAAGATAGAGTGCATAGAACTAATCAGAGATAGAGTTGGTTCAAAAGGATATGCAGCTTATTTAGAAGGTAACATCTGGAAGTATTTATATAGACATAAGAATAAAGAAGAGAACATACAAGACTTAAAAAAATGTCAATGGTATTTAAACGAGTTAGTTAAATATTACGAGGAGTTGTAGGGATTTACCAAGGAGGTAAACATGAACTTATATGAGTTTGATGATCGAATCTTAAAAGAAAGAAACGGAAGAAAACCTATATATGTAAATAAACACCTTGCAGAAAAGTTTAAAAACTTTTGCAAGAGTGAGCAGAAACAACCACATGAAGTGGCTGAATATCTAATATCATTGGGTATGAACTCTGCTAAATACTATGAAGAACCTAAGGTGTCTGTTGACATCGAAGCTCTTTAAATAGGTTTTTGACATTGGTAAGCGAGTCCATCGCTTGCATCTCTTCGTCTTTAATAGTTTTCTGTTTGCTTCCGTCTGGAAAAGTAAAGATAACTTTTTGTGGGTCTAATGCAACCAAGGCATAAACATCTATTGAGTCTTTGTCATATTCTCTTTTCTTGGTAAACGAACCACGTCTAAAATCATATTCCCATGACACTCTATGGTTTCTTATCTTAGATTGTGTTTTAACCTGGCACTTATATAGTTTATGGTCAACGTCAAAGATTATGTCTGCTTCTGCGCTATGTGGAACGATAACCACAGTATCAGCGTATAAAGAAAGTAGCGAGGCTACTAAGTATTCTCCAGATCGGCCAACTCTTTCTGATTGGCGTGGCATATGTTACTCGTCAAATAAAGTTTGATTTAATGTCTCTATTGATGATGGTGCCGTGCTTCTAATTAAAGATGATCTTAAAATGTTAGATTTTTCAGCTTCAGATATTTGAGTTTTTTGTAATTGTTTCATTAATTTTAAAATATCTTGTTGTTTTTTTGGATCCTGCGACAACATAATGTCTTGAAATGCTTTTTGATTTTTTGTTCCTGTGTCAAAAAGAATATCTCTGGTTTGTCCTGCTATTTTTGCTTGTGATCTTATACCAGCAGACCCAGTTGGCTCTGAACCAGCAACAAAAAGATCTGATAAAAATTGTAAAAATCCACCTCTATCATCTCCAAATTGTTGACTTGTGCCTCTTAAAACATCTTTACCAGTTTGCGCAATTTGATCTTCTCTTCCTAATCTATTAATAAAACCCTCAAATCCGTCAGTTCCAGAAAATAAAATTTGTATTTTATCTCTAAGTGCTGGGTTGTTAGTTAATTTTTCAGCAAGATTTGAGCTATCTGTCATTGCATTTATTCCGTCTAAAATATTATTAAATACACCCATTTTGAAAGCATCTTTTTCAACTGTGGTTTTTAAATTTTCGTATTCTTGACTAAAAACATTACCAGTTTTTGTTTTTGATAAAACTTTTGATTTTTGACCCAATTCGTAAGCTTCTTTCAATGCAAAATTATCAGCAGCCTGAGATAAAGCATCTGCATATTCATCGCCATTAACGGAATTTTTTAATAAATCTCTAAATTGATTTGCAATATTTTTTCTATTGCCTGCCTCTCTTGATGTTATTTTGCTTCTGTCTGTTGCTCTTTTTAGTGCAAAAGTAGTTCCATCTGCTGATCTTTTTATTTGGTCTAAAAATGCTAATGGTAGTTTTTTGGTTACATCAACTATTTGTCCATTTTCGTTTTTTATTAAAAGATTTTTTAATGGAGGTATTCCAATTTCATCTGCTGTGCTTATACCTATCCCAGGATTTTTATTAATTGTTTCTAATAAATAATTCTTTCTTGCTTTCTCATACGCCTCTTTTATTACAGGAACTTCTAAATACCTATAAACGTTTAAATTATCAACTGCTCTGTTATTTTGGTATGCCACATCATACAAAGGTCCTACTTTTTTTTGTATAGCTTTTGATAAACCATCTACTCCACCCTCAAGATTTATTCCTTTTGTTTTAATAACCTTATTTGCTGAATTTTTCAAAGAACTGATAATTCTTGTCGATTGTATATTTGACACTCTGTCTTGCAATAAATCTTTTCCCTTTGCCTCAACACTTCCAGTTCCCCTTTCAACCAAAGTTTCTTTAATTCTTCCCCCAGGAATTTCTAAGTTCATTGCGCGAAGTTTTTTCCTAACAGCATCCCCACCGTAATCAGCGAGTATTTCAACAGGAGTAACACCCTCAAGTTTATCAGCTGAAATATTATTAGATATTTTTGATATTATTTGGTCAATATCTATTTCATCTTGTAAAAAATCAGTACTAATGCTTTTGATTTGTTCTATTTCATTTTTTGTAAAATTTACTTTTGCAGAATCTGGAGTAAATATTTTTTTATAAGTTTGTACTATGGGTTGTGAAAGCTTATTAAGAACATAGCCAGATGCTTTTAAGGTTGGTGGAACTGATGCGCCCAACAATCCCCCCAATACAGCCCCTCCTGCCGCTTGTCCTGATAATGTTAATGGATCTGATTCTTGACTATAACCTACAGCACCAACAGCGCCTTGTGCGCCACCCATTTTTGCACCTTCAACCATTTTTTTTGTTAGAGATGCTCCTGGTTTAGTCATACCACCAGCAAGCAATCTGCTGCTATCTAAAATTTGTTTTGCTCTGGCTGCTGTAGTACCTGTTGTTGCAGCAGTACCGCCTGGGCCTCCCAACAGGGTAGATGCCGCAATTGGTAAAACGCTGCCAGCAATGTTAGCTGCTATTGCTGACTTTGGGTACAATCTAGCATACTCTTCTAATTCTTTTTTTTCTTTTTCTTTTACCCTTGTATATGTTTCGCCAAATTCTTGTTCTGTAAAAATTGTTTTCGGTAGATTAAAAGCTTCTGCTAGAGCAGCTTTTATTTCATCAGAAGTTCCTATGGTCAAGCCCTGTAAAGACTCTGCAAGTACACCTTGAGCTTGTTCTAAAGCAGACATAGAGCCAAGTTGGGGTGAAATTTTTTGTTTACCTGCGGCAGCTTTTCTTAATTCTTTTTGCTGTTCTTCAGGACTTAACTCATCAAAATTATCTGGTACTTCTAAATCCCCATACTGTGCTGTTTTTTTTATCATTAGTCTAATACATCAATTGTTTCAAAATCTTCTGCTGTATATATTTTTCCTAAATCCAATCCTTCTGTGTTCAACTCTAATCCAGAAAAAAGAAGTTCAGGACTTAACCCTATTTGGTTATAAAAAATATTTGTACCGTCTCTGTAATTATTGTAGTCTTTTATTAGCCTATCTACTGTTTTTCCTGCTAAATTTAAAATTTCTGACTTTGTTTCTCCAGTAAAACCTTTTCCTTCAGCTTTATTAACGGCATTTTTTAAGTTAGCTGCAAGGCCTTGAAAGTCTCCAAAGGTTCTTACTTCTCCCTCTTTTACAACAGAATCATCTAGTTGCTTTATAAACTTAACCATTAAAGCATAAGAAGCAGCACCGCCCTCTGATTCAGCAGCATCCATTATTTGCTTAAAATTATCAACACCAGATTTTACTGCGTTAAAAGTTTTTTGTTCATCCTTTCTTGATGATATTAATTGTCTTGTTAAATCTGTTGCAGTTTCTGGTTTTCCAAGTTCTAAAAATTTTATTCCTTGATCTGTAAATCCTTTTGATAAATATGATTTTCCAAGAGCTGTATAATATTCTTTGTTTGAATCATAATCTTTTGCGGATATGTTTTTTGGAATATCTTTAAAAACTTGCATTTGTTCTTCTGCTTTTCTTTTTTCTTCTTCTCCCTGTTGCATAGCTCGTCTTTGCGCTGCTCTAGCGGTTACATCCCTACCACCAAAAGCATCACTAAGTCTTGCAGAAAGCTCACGCATACCAAGATTTTTAGCAGCTTCTTTTTGTTGGTTGTATGCCATTAACTGTTGTGGATCTAATTTAGATAATTCATCTTGTTTTAAAATATCGGCACCACCCAATCTTGAAACAAAGTTACCACCCATGTTTTGTAGTTTTCCTATACTCATTTAATCACCTACCCAAAAAGTCCAAATACGCTAGATAAAATATCACCTGCACCAGCTTTTTCTGACTCTGTTTGTGTTGTGCTAATTAATGGTGTACCCATACCAGCTTGTAGTAAACTAATCTGTTGTTGCGGATAAGCTAATGCTCTTTGGAACTCGCCTCTTTGAGCATCTATAGCTCTTTGTTGTAGTGCTTGTTGTTGTGTTCCAATACTTCCTAACAAGCCTAATTGTTGTAGTTGCTGTCCTTGTAAACCACCTAACAAGCCTGCTTGTTGCGCTCTTGCTTGTAATTCTAATTGTGGAGCAAATTGTGCCATTTGCATTTGTCTAGCAATATCAGATTCAGCAGATCTTTGCGCCTGTTCAAAAGCTCTTTGTCTTCCTTCTACAGCAGTTCTTTGCATTGCCTCCGCGTATGGTCTTTGTGATTCTGCTTCTAATATTGCAGATCGTGAACCACCAAAAGCACCTGCTCTGATTGCTCTTTCCTGCGCACCGCCACGCGCTATATCAGCTTGTCGCTGTATATCTTGCATAGCTAAATCTATAACTTGTTGTTGATAAGGTGATTGGTATTGGCTAATAGGGGCTGTTAGTAAAGACCCAACCTGACCAGTCATAGGTCTAGCTTCTTGTGCTAGTGTTTGCAACCCTTTTGTTGGGTCAAACTGCATACCTGTCTCAAATAGTCCTCTTGTAGCCTGAAATTGTCGTAATTGGTCTGGTGAGAAACCAGCAACCATTGGTCCTGTATAGGGTAAGAATGGTTGTTGTGATACACCTTTAGCCTTGGTAAAAAGCTCTTGAAATTGTGCTTGTTGCCATGCTGGCAATTCTTGCGATGTTTCTGTTCTGGTTTTTCCTTTACTCATAAGTCTTTTCTAATTAAATGTTCTGTCTCAAATCCTAGATGTTTTATCTTTCTAATCCATCCTTTTCTACCGCCACCGTATAATCTTTTAATACCTGCGGCTTTTGCAAATGCTTCTATTGATGGTAGCATTTCTTCTAATTCTTCGTAATCACCACCACAAAACAATAGATTCATTGCTTTAACTTGTGGATATATTACAAATTCTGTTATGTATGCAGACTTTTTGCCTGGCCATAAATGGAATATACCATGTCTTATTTTATCTTCTATATCGTCAATTGTATAGGAATCTTGATACTTTACAGCTTTTGCTATATAAGGTTTACACCTTTCCCATTCAATTTCCCAAGGATCTTTTTTCGCTTGGTTTATATCAACTACTTTATTAGTCGCCTTTTGCATATTCTACAATACTCATGTGTATATCTAAATTACCAGCATGATTGCCTTGTACTTTTATTATTTCACCTGAATGAATAATAATTGGTCTTTCTAATAACTCTGAAGTGCTATTAGCAGTAATAACTTTGCCACTAAATAAATTAAAAGTATCAGAATCATGTGTATTAGTAACATCTATTTGTGTTTGTTGCCCTTGATGTTCACACACTAAAAATGACTGTATTACTGAAAAAGTAAAATCATCTCCAGATGGTGCTGTATAAACTGTATAGTCAGTATTAGCTAAAGTAATATTAATATGTACGTTTTCAGCTCTTTGTATATACTGTCTTTGTGAGGATAAATCCATTATCTTTTACCTCTAGTTCTTACATTTAATCTTATATTGCCAACCTGAAAGTCTTGGTTTGTGCTACCTGTTACAGTCATTTGTACTTGTCTTGCTGTAAACCTAGCATCGGTATATCCGTCATTTTCAAAGGTAAAACTACCAAAGTCTGTTTCGCTACCTAATGGGGTAAACTTACCTTTAAAACTTATTGTTACACCTGGTAATGTATTTGCTTCTTCGTCTGGAATAATTTGATTACATTGCACATAGTTATCACCGTTACCTAACTCTATTGGACCGCTTGTGCAAAAAGGTGCATCACTATTTAAGTTTGGT